GAATGGTAGGAAGTTAATTATTCCTGTAAACAGCCAATTCGTAACCGATAGAATTTTAAATACAACTCTTAGAGTCGGTACAGCTGATAACGATATCAACGCTATGAGAAACATGGGTATGTTACCTGAAGGTTACACAGTTAACCATTATTTAACAGACACAGACGCATGGTTCTTAAAGACTGATTGTCCTAACGGATTTAAACACTTCACAAGATCAGCTCTTGCTACAGGTATGGAAGGCGACTTTGATACAGGTAACATGAGATATAAAGCTCGTGAGAGATATAGCTACGGCTATTCAGATCCACGTTGTGTTTATGGTTCTCAAGGATCATAGGTTTTAAAAAAACTTAAAATTAAAAAGGGCGCTTTACTGCGCCCTTTTTTTTATCTATAATAAAGTAACCAAGACTAACAATTAAGTTAGACAACACACAAGGAGGTTGACATGGGAACTACAAGATTTTCAGGACCAATTAAAGCTGGAACAATACCTGATACATACCAAAACACAGACGGCAATACTATTACAGCAAACGTAGGTTTCGTTGTAATGGCTCAATCAGCAATGATCGACATTATTGGAGCAGACAATACAACAACTGTTGCGCAGATTCCTGCAAATTCACAAATTATTGATGTTATTTTAAACGTAACAACAGTAGCAAATGATTCAGGCACTTCAGTAGTTAACGTTGGAACAGCAGCTGACCCAAATGCATTTCTTAGTGCTGTAAACGTTGAAGCTTTAGCAACAACACACGGTACATTAGATGCAGAAGCTACTAACGTAGGAACTTCAGATATATCTGTTGTAGCTTCTTATGATGGTCAAAATGCTGACGGCACAACTGGTGTTGCATCAGTGACTGTTGTATATTTACAAAATAAAGCCTTAGCATAAACATTAACAATCTGGGCGTAGTGTAATGACTGCGCCCTTTACAAGGGATATGTTAAAATATATTTTATTACTTTTTTTACTGGTTTCATGTACTTATAAAATAGAAGCAGCAGACTCAAACACTGTGTCTTCAACCGTTGTTACAAACAATACACCCCCTACAGCTAATAGTCCAAGTGTCGTGGTTAATAATTCAGATGTATGTACGAGTGGATATTCTGGGAGTGTTCAAACTCAAGTCTTAGGTATTAGTTCTGGTATAACAATCAAAGATACTAATTGTGAAATGATTAAGTTATCTCGAAGTTTATTTGGCATGGGCATGAAAGTGGCTGCAGTCTCTACGCTCTGTGCTGACTACAGAATCTTCGATGCAATGTGGATGTCATCAACTTTTTGTCCGTACATGGGTGCTATTGGTGAAGATGCTAAACAAGGATGGCTAGACAATCCTGCCATGGTACCAAAAGGTAGTCAAGTTTTTGAAGCTTTAAAAAAAGAAGAAGAAAAAATTTTAAAAAAGGAACATATAGTGGAAAGACACAATGATATTAAGAAATACATTATTGGTGGTATTACTTTGTTGCTTTTACTCTAGCCTTCAAGCTGAATGTACCACTGAAACAATAGGTCTTTGTACTGAAGGTATAACCACAGAAAATACTACTACAGAAATAATAGAAACTACTATTGAGAACAAAGATAGTGGTGATTTATTAGATAGCGACAATGGATTTGTAACCAATTCTAAAGATGGTTCAATGTCTATAGACTGGGGTGGAAAAGGCTCTGCTTCAATGCCTAGTGGTAGCTATTGTAATGAATTAGGTACAGACAAATGTGCAGAAATTACAGATAGTACTCTAACAACTTTTTATCAAGAAGTTGATATATCCTCATTAGATATTACAAATGGTGGTAGAACTAATTACACAATCAAAGTTGATAAACAAGATTCACAAGATAGTATCTATATGAAAATTAATGGTAATAACGGAAATGAACAAATATTTACAGGAACTGATATCTTATCTGAAACTGGAGCTACCACAGGCTATCAGTCATATACAGGTGGATTTGATTTCGGTGGTATTTTAAAAACTATTACAATTGAGATAGGTGGAAAAGATATTAACCTGGCTGTTGGAGTTTTGTTTGACGATGTTTCAATCAACATACTTTATAATGTAGTTAGTACAATTGTTACACAACAAATTAAAGATTTAGAAGAGTTTTTAATTCTTGATTATGGTCAAGATGCTAATGATGTTGCTGAAATCATTTTTGAAAACAATGAAACTACAGATGATTTTAATTTTGAGCCTATTGAATCAACTCCAGAAGAATTTTCTTTTGAGTCTGTAGAAATAGAAATGCAAGAGTTTGAGATGGATTTTAAAATGGAAATGCCTGAAGAAATTACAGTAGCCTCAATGGAAATAGAAATGGAGATGGAAATTGAAACAACAAAAGAACAAGCTATGGATATGCCGAAAGTCGTGGAAGATGAACCTGATATGGAAACTTCTATGGATAAAGAATCTACTGAACCAGAAGAAATAGAACCTATTCAAGAAGATATTAAAGAACCTGAAATAGAAACTAAATCAGAAAAAGTTGAAGAACCTAAAAAAGAAATCACACCTAAACAAAAAGCAGCTACAAAAATAGTAAAAGATATGGGTGATAAAGGTAGATATGAAGAGGGTAATCAAATTAAAACATTAATAGTTATGCAAGTATTAGGTGATACTAAAACTTTTTTTGAAAGTAATATTGTACTACAAGGTGTAGAAGGATTCTTTACTAATGAGTCCTTACCTGATACTATGATACCCACTAATAATATGGCACAATATTTTTTATTTGGAGGAAGCAACAGTCTAATGGATCAACTAGTAGACAGTCAATATAAATAATGGCAGAATTAGAATTCGCAGGATTAAAATTTAAAGGTGGTAAGGTCTTTGGTATCTTACTTGCTCTTGGGACCCTTGTAGGGTCGTTGTATGGCGGCTTTGTCGCTTTCAAGGATTACCAAGATATGAAATCTGTAATGCTGTCATATTCAGCCCCGGACCTTTCGGGTTTGGAAAAAGAATTAGCTCTTATAGAACAAAAAGTAGGTATTATATCTAGTGAAATGGCAATGATGATTGCCGAAATAACTTTAGTATCAGATGTGGCCAATGAACTAAAAAATGACCTTCGCACAGATTTAAGAAGAGTTGAATCTATAATAGAAGACGTGGAGCAGAATCAAAAACAAGATTCTCGTGAAAATCAAGCCGACATTAAAAATGCAATTAAAGATATTAAAGAAGAAATGATTGAGTTAGAAAAAAAAGTGGCAGATATGATACAAAAAACTTTAGCTAATCCTTTGGCAAATATGAAATAAAGTGCACCCCCCGCGAGGATCTATTTTTACATATCAAATTATAAAATTTTTATATAAAATAATAAAATGACTCAAAAAAATAATTCTGAATATTTTACTCCTCATAAAAAAAGAACTAGTATAGGTCATTCCAAAAGATCTAAACCTTTAAACAAACACAAAAGAAGGTCATGGAAACGTTACAATCAGCAAGGAAAATAAAAGAAGATGTTAAATTATGGTCTAAACATTTTCTTGAAGTTTCTAACAAACATCTTGGTGGGTTTCCAGCATGTCCTTTTGCTAAAAAAGCATGGTTAGATAATAAAGTTCAAGTAGAAGTAAAAATCAAAAACTATCAGTATAAAAAAGAATTAAATGAACTAATATATAAATTAGATTTTAAAGAAAAAGAAATTTTAATATTTTGTGATCCTTATTACAGTTATACACCAAATAAACTTCATGAAATTACAGAAACATACAACGATAAGTATAATAAAATAAATATGTATTTTATGTCATTTCATCCACACAATCCTGCTACTAGCCAAGATCAAGCTTTTTTAGTCGAACCTGAAGGTAAAGTACCGGAAGTAGAGAGTGATTTAAAATATTCTATGATGTTAGTACAAAAGTTCTCGCAATTAGAGGAAGCTTCTGATAAATTAAAGCGATTAGGATATTATAAAAAATGGCCTAACGAGTACTATAAAGATGTCGTAGAAACTCGAAGAAATAGATATAATTTGATCAAAGGAGATCTATCATGATGGGAAAAAAGAAAATGGCTATGAAAAGAGGCGGCAAGCCTGTTAAACTAGCTATGGGCGGAATGACTGCTAAGAAAAAACAAGTTATTAAAAAACGTGGTGGCGGAGTAGCTAAGCGCGGCAAAGGTATGGCTAAGTAATTAGATGTCGGGATTGAATACTAAAACACCAACCTATTCTACAACAGCTGGATTTATTTTAGATTTAGATATGCTTGTAGAAGAAGCTTTTGAAAGATGTGGTTTACAAGATAGAACTGGTTATCAATTAAAAAGTGCAAGGCGTTCAGTTAATCTTATGATTGCCGAATGGGCAAACAGAGGATTAAATCTTTGGACTATTCAATCCCGTACAGCTACTATTGTAAAAGGAACACAATCAATTTCAGGATCAGATCTTTACAGCGTAGACGCTGCAGGAAATGCTACAACAGATGATAACGCAAGTTCTCAAATTGTAGATGTTCAAAGCGCAACAATGTCAAACAACAATGGTGATTTTTCTATGACTAGAATAGGAAGAGAAACTTATTCGGATTACACTGTTAAAACAACTGAAGGTAGACCTAGTCAATTTTATTTTGAGAGAACTATTCTTCCAACACTTTATTTATTTCCAGCGGCTGATGCCACTTACACATTAAAATACTATGCTTCGATTAGAATGACAGATTTAGATGACTACACAAACAATGCACAAATACCTTTTAGATTTTTACC